GTTAAAGTCCTTGCTCTGTTTTCAATGCCTTGACCAAATCTGCCGCCTTCAGCACCCAACTCACGCACCGCTTCAACAACCTGTTGTGTGCTATCAACAACTCGTCTGCTGCCATCTGCTAATGTAACAACAAATTGCTCATTTTCTTTGGCAACTCTAATACCAAACTCTTTTAGTCGTTCAAATTCACCAACCGTAGCATCTGCTACCGCTTCAGCAAATTGTTCTATGCTCTTGCCGTTTGCTGCCGCAACATTGCCAAACTCTGTCAATGCTTGTGTTGTGGTATCGATGCCGTTGCGTTGTAAAATAATAAACGCACTGGTTAGTTCATCAACTTGGAAAGGTGTAGTTGATGCAAATTCTTGTATTCTGTTAAAGGCAGCGGTTGCATTTGCTGCGCTGCCTGTAACCGTTCTCAATTGTGCTCTTAAATCTTCAAATCTACGACCGGTATTGACAATATCTCTGGCAACCCTGCCTAAACCTAATCCAGCAAAAACACCAACGGCCGCTGATGCTAAACCGCCAAATGCGCTGTTCATCCTACCTACTTGGCCTTGAATACCAGATAGTTGTCTTTGGATGCTGTTTAAGGCCTGTGCCGTCCTATCGCGGGCGACGATGTCTATTACTTGTGTTGCCATCTTGTGTCCTCTTATACTCTTCGTATTGTAGATCGAAATACGCTGCCCAGCATTGTATCTCGAAAACCGTCAATTGGGACACTTCTTCTAAACTTTTATGAATTGTTGTTGCTATTTTCAATAAAAGTAATAGTTCCGTGTCCTCTTTTAGTTTTTTGAATCTATCTCGTAGTCACTGGTGGCATTGTTGATCGCTGTAGCAATCTTTAGTAGAACCGCTGGATCTGCTTCAAACATCAGCATATTTCTATCACCGGCCTTGAACACAGGTTTGCCTTCTGGGTCCAATGCTTTCAATAGAATTGCTTCTACAATTGCTTCAACGGTTTTGTTCTGTTGTTGCAAACTTATAATCTTGCTTTCTACGGCAAAAGGATAACTTTGCTTGTAATAAATGTCCATTTTCCATTCATCGATGGTGATCTTTTGTAGTTCTCCATTGATTTTGTCTTTGAAGTGACTCTTGATATTTTCTCTAAAATCCATTATCTATATCTCCTGCTGGATATCTCCCTAACGGTAGGCCCAGTGATACCGTTTGGTGCTTGTTTGCTATGACCTGCTTCAAGATGAGTGATGTAGGGCACGCGATTGGAAATACGCCAGTCTTTACCTGACTTCGAGAGGTCCCAACCGCGCCTCGCTCTACCTTGATCAATGGGAGTCTTTTCGACTGCCACTTGTTTTGTGTCCATAGCAATTTGATCGACCACTCGAGATAATTCCCTTTCTATCTCGGCAACCGTATTTCTTACCCCTCTCACGGTAATGCTAATCATTTTTGATCCTTATACGCTCGCTACGATTAGAGGACCGGTGCCTTGGAAGGCCACGCTTGCTGTAATCATATCGTCGTATGTTGCGTTTCTCGAAACTGAAGTAACGAGAACTTGACCACTGAACTTTTCACCCGATGCGCTGCTTGGATAGAATTCTACATATAGAACGCTGTCGTCGCCTGGGTTAAAGATCGATAGACCGCCACCTTGGGTAGTGTCGTATAACACTTCCATTGATCCAGTCCATGTGTGTAGTCCATTTTTGTAAGTTCTTGCTGCGTCGCCCATTACGGTGTCCTCGATCACATCTTTAGTGTGCTCGACGGTCCAAGAGCGAACTTCAGCAATAGCGGTAAAAGATCCAGCACTATCAGTGCCGAACTTCACGGTGCCATTTTCACCAGTTAGTGTTGCCATGTTTAGTTCTCCTCGTTTGGCATGTCGTCTTCAACGATCATTGATTCTTCACTATCTGCCCAGTCTTCACCGGACAATGGATCCCAATCCTCTATTTCGTCTTCGACTTCTTTTGTCACCAGGGCGGCAGCAACGATTTTGTCCTTGCTACCATGAGTCGGTGACTCTACACCCGGAGCGAGGGACCATCCCTCGTCCAGGAATCTGTTTAGACGGTCTGATTCAGTCCATTTGCTCTCGCCGTCTTTGTAAATTTTAATAGGTTGCGCCATTATGTTGCTCCTTTAGTAAATGAGTAATGAACTTCGCAGGTCATTACAAACTCGCCCAATGGCGGGTCTCTATCAATAACTTCTATAGTAGTAATGTGGGTGGTTGCTGCTTGATTAGCACCCAACTCTCTACTTCTATCGCTATTCAATGCTTCTTCAATGCGTTCAATCAAATCGTTGCGTTTTTCATCAACGGTTTGTGTCATGCCTTTGCGACCGTCTGAACGCACAAATACTCTTATTTCAACGGTCAATATACCACGGCGTTTGCCGCCCATGGCATTGTCTGCTCTTTCTTCATTTGTTGCTTGAACTATCAGTGCTGGAAACTGGGCAATACTCAATTTGTCTAATGCTACAGGTTCTCTGCTGACAAAAACAGGGCGCGGAGGACTCATATCCTCCAATATGGTGATAATATTTTTAACTATTGTTTCTCTATGACTCATTGCCTATCACCTTTTTAGGCGTAGGAAATGTGTTGGTTCTCTTTCAGTGTCAGTTACCGTGCCACTCGAGTCCAGATCATATTCAACGCCGTCTCTCAATACTAAATCTAATTCACGCTCGTATTCTTTCCTGTAAAACTCCATCTTTCTTTCAAAGATGTCTTGATCAGGTTCAAACTTGGCGAGTTTTGGATAGATATGGAAACCTAAAGCATTATAAACACAGGCACGAGTCAATTGACTGGCAGTGAATAAATCTTCATCTGGTTCTACTTGGCCGCCGGCAACATACTTTATATCGTAATAACCAACCATTTGGGTTGGCCACCAGCGTATTCTCAAATCGCGGAACACATCCGCTTGTGCTCGGGTAATTTCTGCGTCAAAGTCGGGAATACCATAATCAGTGATATCTGGTTCGTATTCCTCAACATCCGCAATAGTTGCTAATGTTATGGCCATAGGGTTCTGCCCTTCCTTTATATAATTGATAGTCCTTCTATCCACTACTATTTAGCGTGGATAGAAAAATAGGGGGATAAACACCCCCCTATTCATAAGTTTTTCAACTATTAAAGTTGTGCGTCACCGATTAGGGCAACACCGTAAGCGTCGATTAGTTCGCTTACGGCATATGCCATAGTTCCTACTATTTCGGTGCTGCGCTTCGAGGCGTTTCTCTCCGTCTCTATACGCATTGAACGCTTGACCATGTAACCAAGTGCGTCTTGTGTCATAACACCGCCAACAAATGCGCCAGCACTATCACCACTTACAACATTTGATTCAAAGATATCAACGCCTGCGATACGACCGATGAATCCATCAAGAAGTGCGCGGTTGCCAACATCACTCAATGAGTGCGACATTGTTGCACCTGCGTTTGTCAATTGCTTCTTGATTTGGAATGCTTGGTATGGGTGTAGAACAGCAACGAATGCGCCATTTTGGTTAGCATTGTTTGCTTTTAGAATTGCTGACGCTTTGAAGATATCTTCAACGGTCAGTTCTCTTGCACCTGAACCAACGGTGTTGCTGAATCCAGCAAAAAGTGCGGCAAGATCAGTATCAACTTTTGCTGCCATTGCACGACCAATCTGTGCGCCGATTGCTGCTGCAACATCTTCGTTTGCTGATTCTGCTGCGAGATCAGTTAGTTCAACTACGATACCAACTTCACTTGCTGTCAAAGTTTTTGAAGTAGTGTTGAATGCTGTGTTGGTTAGGTCAGTGCCATCTGCAACACTTGCTGCTGTTAGCGCAGGATAGATTGGAACCTGTGCTGTTAGACCAGGACCACCTGTCATGTCATAGTTGCGAACAACTGGACGAATAACGGTTTGCTCTGATAGTGTGAATAGTGCTGTTTGCACTATATTGGAATATAGTTCGCTTAAAACTGAACTGGTTGCTTCATTTGCCATTTGTAAAACTCCTTATTCTGGCATTATATACGAATACCTTTCGCCTTTTGAATCTGTTCAAAACGACGACGGTGTTCAGGATTGTTCATATCCAACTTGGATATATCATTATCCACCACAGGAGTATTTTTACCTACACCATTGCTTGTGCCAGTGCCTGCGGGCCCTGCTTGAACAAAGTGCGGATTAGACATCAAAAACTCATTTACCAATGCTTGCGGAGTCATTGGGTTGCCGTTATCATCATAACGAACATTTCCCGCATCGTCCAAAACATCTACACCACCTGCCTCGTTCATACGAACTTGGTTTTTCAGTAGTGCTGTAACTTGATTAGGATTCACTGCCTTGCTGTTTGCTGCGGCATTGCTCAAACTACCATCGACTTTAATCTGCTGTAGTTCGCGCTCATATTGCGAAATACGCCCTTGGAATTTTTCTGCTTGCTCTTTAAGCAACTTTTCAAATTCACCACGCTTCTCGAGTTCTGCCTGGCGTGCTTGCTCTTTCTCTGACACCATCTGTTTGTAGAGATCGAGATCCACCTCACCATAGGTTTTCTCAAACTTCGCTCTTTCTCTTGCCACACGCTCTGCAACTATCCTATTCACTTCATCTTGCGATAAAAGTTTTTCTGTCACTTCCTGTGTTTGTGCCTGATTTTGTGTAGGAGTATCAGTAATCTCCGTAGCATTTACCGCTGTTTCTGCGTTCATAATAACCTCTTTTTCTTATGAGTCGAGTGACTCCCTGCTTTTGGCAGTAGTGCATTTATTTACCAAGATAATGTAAATTATGCGCTATTATGGCATTTATTTGCCATAACCCTTTTTCTTTTTGCCCTTTTTCTTCATATAACCTCTCATGGTTTTCTCCTTTTATAACCGCTGGCCCTTATAGCACGACCTTGGCGTTCTGCTTGGGCACGAGTTTTATAAACTTTGCCCGTTTTGCCCCATTTATACCCATTTTTAACCTTACGCACAGGCATTACATGTTCAACCCGATTATTGTTCCTACAACACCTATTGTAGATAAAACCAACCCAAATGCTGTCAGTAGTAGATTGGTTGTGCGTCTAAAATTCTCACTCATTTCTTCACGCATGCCTTCCAACTTGTCTTCCACATTGGTTAGTCTGCGTTCTACTTCAGCGTATCTTTGTTCGCATAGTTTTTCGTGATCTTCAAGTGTGCTACTCATCGATATAGTCCTCGTCCCATACTTCTACCCAGTCAGGACATTGACCGCCTTCAATCC